AATCGGTAGGGGTCTCATTACAGGACGTGTAATTCCTGCGAGTTCTACTTGCGACGAGCGGTCGACTTTCTCGGAGCCTTCGGCTTGACGTGCTGGTCCTCACGCAGACCTGGGGCCTTGTAGCCACCGTCCTCGTCCTTCTCCCACTTCCCGAGCAGACTGACCCTGCGCTGAGTCAGCATGTAATCGAGATCGAACTCGTTGTGGGTTATCGGAATATGGACGTAGACGAGAGGATAGTCCTCATCGGGCTGGGTGATCTTGATCTGCATGGCGGTACCTTACTTCTTCTGAGCGCGGAGCTTGGCGTGCTTGGCGTAGGCGCGACGACCCTGGACCGCGCTGATGGAGTCGATGAACTTACCGGCACCGGCGAGAGCACCGCCGATCACTCCGATGACCAGAACCGGGTTCTCGTTCCAGGCCTCTTTCAGCTTGTTCAGGGCCTTGTTCTTGTGGCTCGGGTGAGGGCAAGTGCAGTAGTGATCACTCACGGCATGTCCTTCCATCTGATGCGGTCGAGGTGTTCGGGATAGAGAATATCGAACTGCCTGATGTTCTTCACCAGACTTCGGACGGCGAACCCCGTAGCGACCTTGAGACCAGCGATGACGATGAGGTTGACGACGATCTTGGCGCCAAGTTTCGGAGGCGGCGGGGGCTCTTCCGGTTCCTCTTCGGGGATGAGCGTGATCAGCTCGGGCTCTTCCAGCAAGACACTCACCTCATAGAGAATACGGCGAAACCCAAACCCCTTGCGGGGTTCGGGTAGTTGAGGTTCAGTCCTTGGTGGGGTCCTGGAACAGTTCGGCTTCCAGCTTGGCGTTACGTCGGGCCTTGAAGTCCTGGAACTTGTTCACGGCCAGGCCGACCACCATGAACCCCGCGATAACACCGGCAGAGACTGCGGTGCTGATAGCGAAGGTCTTGGTGATCTCCTTGCCGAAGTTGGTTTCAGGGGTCTCGGAGGTCTCGACGTTGGCGGTCTCGAAGTTCTCGTCCATGACAGGGTTTCCAATCTAGGTAGGGGTCTCATTATAGGACCTGTAAAACGTGCGAGTTCTATGTCCTTCTGTCGTACACGGCCTCGTAGATCCTGACCAAGATGACAGTCGCAAGGATGATGAACACAGTCCACAGTTCGAAGACGAGATAGAGAGCGGCTCCAAAGGTTACAGAAGCGAGCATCAACCACATAATAGAGATTCGATCGAGCATACTTTTCCTCCAGGGGAAATATGGCGAAACCCAAACCCCTTGCGGGGTCGGGTTGTGGAACTACTCGTTGTTGTCGGCGCTCTTGGTCTTCTTGACAGCGATCTTGCTAAGGGTATCGATGACTTTGACGGCGGCGTAGGCACTAACCGCGGTGAGGGCAACATACTTCGCTACTTCTTTGCTCTTCTCAGAAATGAGTTGAACAGTTTCGGGGCGAAGGATCTTGTCCTCTCCGGAATTGGTGTTTTCGTTGTCGTCAGTCTTACCGATACGAATGCGGAGTTCGCGCTGCTTACGGGATCCAAACACGGCGGTTTCCAATCAGTAGGGGTTTCATTATAGGCCGTGTAGAATATGCGAGAAACCCAAACCCCTTGCGGGGTCGGGCGTTGATGGCTACAGTCCGTACTGCTCCATGAGCTTGACGTACTGCTCCGAGAGTTCGTTCTGCCTCTCCCGGTCGTTCTCGTCGGTGTTCCGGAACTCTTCCATGATCTTCTCGCTCTCGGTGAGGAAGGTCTCCGAGCGCTTCATGCGCTTGGTGATCTCCATCCTGAGGACGAGAATGGATCCGATGTTCATTCCAGTGGTGACGAGCACGCCCAGGACGAAGAAGAGGAACTTGGTCCAGTCGTTCTTGGTCATGATGCTGCCTTTCGTAGGGGTCTCATAATAGGGTGTGTAAAACATGCGACCCCTATGCGAAACCCAAACCCCTTGAGGGGTCTGGGTGTTGTTCCTACTTCTCGATCTCCTTGGTGAAGACGGCGTCGTGCAGGTCCATCAGGTCATCGCGGTTGACGATGGCGTTACGGACGGCACGAATGATTCGCTTCAGCATGGAAGGTCCTTTCGTAGGGGTCTCATAATAGGGTGTGTAAAACATGCGAACCCGTACAAAAGGAAAACCCAAACCCCATGTGGGGTTCAGGCTTTGAGGTCAGCTTTCGGGCTGGGTCTCCTTGGGTACGACGCTGATAGCGTAGAAGGTACCCTGATCGAGTTCCTGGATCACGATGTCGTCGCGTCCCAGCAGCGTCTCCTTCTCCTCTCCGGTGACCTCACGGAAGGGCTCGGGCTCAACGAAGTTGTCGGCGGCCTTCTGGGAGGCGTTCTTGACGGCGTTGATGGTGAGCACCACGGAGGCGGCGGCAGCGGTGAAGGCGATAGCGGCGGGGGCAACGGCCTTGATCTTCTGCTTGATCTGGGCGAGCTTCTGCTTCTTCTGGTCATCCATGGTGGATTCCAATCGATAGTAGGGGTCTCATTATAGGGCGTGTAAAATATGCGAACCCGAAACCCAAACCCCTTGTAGGGGTTCAGGCGTTGAGATCAGTCTTCTTCAGGGTGCTCATGCTTCTGAATCGTGAGGCAGAAGTCCTCGAAGGGATTGGTCAGGTGTCCCACGTGTCCTTCGTTCAACATCTTGCTGTAGGTCTCGGGGAGATGGATTTCACGGTCTCGTGCCTTGTCGTGCTCCAACCATTCGTTGATGTCAGCGGCATGCTGAGTCTTCAAGCGGTGGTTCACAACGGCGAGAACGATTGTCGATCCGATGGAGGCGGTGGTGATGATGACGGCAGGCGCGTTGTCCTTGACCTTCTTCTTAACTTCGGCGATCTTCTTCTTCAGGTCCATGCTGGTCCTTTCGTAGGGGTCTCATTATAGGGCGTGTAAAATATGCGACCTCTACAGGCAAAAAAACAGAGGGCGTGTAAACCTTGTTAGGGTCTACACGCCTTCTGTTCGTACCTTTTGGTGGAGCGAGCGTTACTTGATGTTCTTCAAGACGAAGCTGGCAGCCCTCGAACCGAACACGTGCGCGTGCTCGTACGAGATGATGATGAGGATCCCGGCGAGGTTCGTCGCGGCGGCGACCATCGTGTCCTTGCTCACGCGCTTGTCGGAATCGACTTCCTTGAGCTTGTAGAGCTGGACGAGACGGTCGGCGTACGTGACGTACTCCGGGTCGGTGACCTTCATCTCACTCATCTCGTCGAGGATGCGGGCGATCTCTTCTTCGAGCTGGGTCGGCTTGGTCTTGGGGAACTTCAGAGTGAACACAGCGGTTCCTTCCGGTAGGGGTCTCACTATAGGCCTTGTAAAATGTGCGACCCCTGTTGCTGTTGTTACTCGTCGATCAGCGGTGCAGTCGCAGCGATGGCCTTGTGCGACCACATCGAAGCCCGTTCGAGATCATCCTCCATGAGCTCCTTGTACCGCCCGTCAGGAAGGACATCGTCCAGGTACTCCGCGAAGTCCTTGAACGCCGCGCGAATATCGGCGTGCTTGGGCTTGGTCGCATCGTCGCCCTCGATGGTGGCCTTGTGGAACCCGAAACGGTTCTCGATCTCTTCAGCACCCAGTGCCATGAATATCCCTCTCAGGGCTTGACGATCGGGTTGTTACCCGTGTCGCTGTTGATCTTGAACGTTGCCTGGTCCATCGTCTCGAGGTCCTCGGGGTCACCGTCGACGACCAACGAGAACACCTTCCGGGTTCCGTCGACCGAGTTCTCGACCTTGATCTCACCGACGTACGGGGCGTTGCTGGCGTAGTACGACTTCTTGGAGATCTGGACGATGATTCCGAAGAAGGTGTTCACCGCGGTGATCGTACCCACGACCTCCTCGACGTGAGGAAACCCCCAGATCTGTGCCAACGCGATGTAGAGCGCTGCGGAAGCGGGGAAGACGATCGTGGCCGACTTCTTCACGACGTTGTAAGCGCTGTCACTCAGCATGGGATTCTGCGGCTTGGCGTGTGACGACACTGACATCGTTGATCTCCCTTAGTTCTCTGCTCTGGAATACCGCTTCGTACTGCCCCGGAGGTCCGAACTGAAGTTGACCCACTCTGTTCATGACCTTTTCCGCAGCCCCATTACCACCGAGAGCCTTGTACGGCTCGTAGAAGTACTTCTGGAGCTCCTCGTACTCTTCCTTCTCCACCCACCCGCGGCGAATATAGGCAACGCCGTACGTCATGATGTGCTCGTAAGCGATGCCCATCAAGAGCCGAGCCGTAGCCGTCCTCGTGCGATCTTTGTGCTGCAAGTAGGCCCAGAAACCAGATGAAGCACCAAATGTCACGAGTGACGTGATGGCCACTTGCAGCCATTCCATACTCGCCCTCCCCTAAATATGTAGTGCTAGGTAGTTCTCTTCCAGATCCCCACGGACTTCGTCCACGGCTCTGCAATCTTCCATACCCCACCGACCCGAACATAAGGAATCGCGAGTTTCCACACAGCGCCTACTTTCACGTAAGCACCCGCGATCGTTCGGATACTGGTGGCTGACGACCACGAACTCCACCCGACCGAACTCTTGGCCCGAGTCCGGAAGTAATATACGGTCCCGGGAGTCAGTCCGGTAACCGTCTTTGGAGACGTCGCGGGTATGGTCGTGGTTGGTGAGCCTGTTGAGCTGGTGGAATATCCGACTTCGAACCCCGTGATCGGAGAACCTCCGTTGTCGTTCGCACCGAATGCGACATCAACGCTGGTCATCCGAACAGCAGCCAAAAGAGGGGCGGTGGGCGCGTCTGGAGCTTCGAGCGTCTTAGCAGTCGCTCTGCCAGACCACGAACTCCACCCCTCGGAGTTATGGGTTCGTGCCCAGAAGTAGTACGTCGTTCCCGGCGAGAGTCCAGATATGGTCGTAGACCGGTCGGAAGCTACGGTGTGCTGTGCCGTGGTGGAGCTTGTTCCGTAGCCGATCTGTCTCGCGTCGATGGCATCGCCACCGTTGGACCCGTCTGAGAACGTCGCATGTACCGACGTGGACGTGATACTGGATATGACCGGTGTAGTCGGCTTGGACGGGTTCGTGTCACGTTTGATGGCTTGGCTGAATGATGTAGGCCCACCAATACCCGTGGCACTGGACTTCTCGAGCAGACGGAATGTGACCGTCTGAGAATCCGTTACCCTGACTTCGCCGACCTTGTACCAGTCGGCACCGGTCGGATAGTTGATGGTCTTGTAGGTGGTGTTTCCGTTCGCGGTCCAGTTGAACGGCATCCCGTTCCACCAGTCGCTGGAATATCCCGCCTTGAACCAGAACTCAACATCCGAACCGGTGTCCCGGATCATCATGGTGCCGTTGACACCCGTAGTCTTCTTGTAGTCGACCATGGGCGCCGCTAACTGATGATCTTGAAGTAGATGTCTCCGTCGCTACCGCCTGTTGGATCAGCGGTTCCCGAAGAGATACCTGACTTGTCTCGGTACCCGGACTTGCCTGTCGGGATGAGAGCCTTAAGCAGAGCGATGTAATCCCGGGTACGGTTTATCTCCCGTGCTCCCCAGCGAACCCGGCCTTCTTCGCCTGTCTCGGGTACCCTTGTGTATCCTGCCGCGACTGCCTGGTCTCCCTCAGCCACGGTGTACCTCCCTTCCAAATATCACGGTTGCTCCGACCAAGTAGTCGGATCCGGATCGAGATCGAGCCACGTCTTGTTGTTCAACCACGAGAGCCACGAACCAGTGTTGATGTAGGTGTTGAGAGTCAGGGTCGGATATGCCCGTTCACCTTCTCTGTCCTGAACGAAAATCTGTTCAGACACCCGCATGTTGTTCGTAACACCGCTCAGGTTTCGCTGCTCGACAAGATCGCCCAGATGGTAATGCGTTCCATACTTGTATTGACTGAGCTGGCTGATCTCACCGTCGAATGCTTGGTAGGTACGGTACTGTGCGAGCTCCTCGTTACCACGCTGAATAAGCGCGGAAGCGACATCCGGGTTTTCACTCGTAATATCGCTGGCATTGACGACTAGGACTTTGCGAGCGAACCCCTCGATTTCCGGATCCACACCGATGGCGTACACCATCTGGAAACCCGCCGGGGAAAATACGTACGCAACGTTCTTGGCCTTGTCGATGCTGGTGAGCTCTTTGGTGTTCTGTAGATTGTCGAGCTCCGGAGTAAAAATCACCGGAGAATGGACTGTCTGACCCGACGTTCGATCACTACCCGAATATACGTCGAAGTAGATTTCAGACGCGTCGAAATTCCTGAGCATCCTGAAACCGAGGTTCCAGACTTTGGAAATATCGACGATCGCGTCGTAGACCGTGGTCGGATCCAATTCCACCGTGATGGGGTCGACAGGTTCCGTGATTGTCCCGGGGGACAACAAGGGTCCCTCGACGATGAAAGGGATCACGTCAGCAGGATCCAGGATACCCAAGACACAAATATCGTGGAAGATCTTCCTGGCGACTTCTGCCGGAGGAAGTGTGATCGTCCACTTGGGGGATGTCGTCAGGTCAGCCAAAGAGTTCTTGGCCACTCGATCCAGAAGCTGTGATTCAAGAGACCTACCCTTGACCGTCAGCATACGACGATTTTCGCTGTCGTCGCCATCCTCGATGGATTCGACCGTCATGACGTAGTTCGACTTGTTCATTGCCAGACGGGTTCCGGCCCTGAGCAAAGTTCGACTACCACTCGTTGACGGAATATCGAGCTGAAAGTCACCGAACTCTTGCCATCGTTCAGTCCAGATGAGCGATTCGAATTTGTCGATGACCGCCTCTCGACGAAGAAGGGGGTCGAGTGTGTATAGCTCCACTACAGACCCCCATACTTCGTGATGTACTCGATCGAAAGCGGAACAGCAGCTCCTTCCGCGTAAACACGAATGCTGTTATTGCCCGGCCTCAGCTCAATGTATTTGGACTGAGGAGATATGCCGTACAGTACGGAGCTGCTGACTCCGGATCTCACCAGGGTTGCCGCCTTGGCGCCGAAGACGGTACTGATAGTCAGCGTGTCTCCGGCCACCAAGGGATAGTTGTCGAATTGCAGCGTCTCGATCACATCGTTTGGTAGCGTGTGATAGACAGTGAATTCTGGCAGACTGCGGTCGACGTTGAGAACGAGCTGGATGCCCGTCTCGATAGTTCCGTCGTACGCTACGGATATGACGGTTTCGTCCGCGGTGGTTGTCCCGGACACGGTCACGGGTACCGGATCAATGAAGTCCGGTTCGAAACACATGATCGAGATATCCATCGTCGGCTCTTGCGCGAAGTGAACGGGGTCGCAAGTCTCTACGACCCCGTCGATGTCGATACTGAGATCACCCACAAGGACGAGCGTCAGCTTCACCTGCGCTTCCGTCATAAATATCTTGTAGAGACGCTTTCGCAGATCCCAAACCGTGTCCAGTTCGGGATCCGGATCGAGCTCCAGTTTGATCTTGATGTTGCGTGCTTCACGACGGCTTGACTGGTACTGCTCTCCGTCGCGACCGGCGAACCCCGTAGAAACGAGATTTGCCTTGACGGGCCCTAGCCCCTCAATATCGGCCACTCGGAATCCAGAGGAATCATCCTCCAGAGGAAATACAAGAAGGTCGCCCTGAGGGGACCGGGCTTCAACCGCTATTAGCATTGGTCGTCAGGGCTCCCTTCGCCTTGGATAGTTGGTTGTTGGTTTGACGGTAGATTTCCGCCGAAGACAGTGCCTTGGGTGAGTAGTTGTACTGAACGAACGACACAGGCGCCGGGGTAAATTCCCCCATTTCCTGTTCGTAGGCAGCCTGGTTACTTGCGTGTCCGGCAGCCACGTACTTCGCCTTGGCGTAAGCGGAATCCACCGAGAGTGACCTCCCGCCGAATATCCCTCCGATCTGACCGGCGTCTCGCTTGATGCTGGACAGATCCAGTACAGGAGTGATGATGGGCTGACTGTCGACATCCTGGGTGATGAGGTCGGAGAACCCCGACAGAGACTTGCGAAGGGATTCGACGGCGGCCGTACCAGTACGCTCAGCAGACCGTTCGACAATACCGGACATTTCGTCCAGTCCCTTAACAAGACCCTCCGCGGAAAATGCGCCGATCTCCATAAACACCCGAGAGGGAGACTTAATACCCAGCTTCTTCTTGATGGCACGGACCATCGACGCAGCGATGTTGTCCATGACCTTCTCGAGCAGCTTCTGCTGTTGCTTAAGCCCGTCGAGGAATCCCTTAGCCGAGTTCACACCCGCCTGGTAAAGGGCATCAGAGCCCGTCTTACCCAGGTGAGCGCCTACGGCGTCGAGATCCTTACCAAGCTTGTTGACTTCGGTGACTCCGGCGATGCCCTTGTCGAGAAGTTCGTTGATGAACGGCAGAGCACTGGGTCCTTGCTCCAGCAGATCCTTGTAGAGTTCGTCGTTGAGACCGAACGCACGAAGCCTCTGAAGAGCGTTCGAGAACAGCTTGGTGTCTTCGATTTGCTTCTTGAGGTCCGTGATGTAGCTCGTGAGAGTCGTCTCACCCGTGGGGCTGGCGACATCCGAGTACTTCTCGGAGATCTGCTTGCGGTAATCGTCTCTCGTTTTGATGGCGTTCTGGTAGGCCTCATCCGCCTTCTTGATCTTCTCAGTCAGCTTGTCGTACTGATCCGAGAGCTTGCCGATAGCGGTCTTCTCGTCGTTGTACTGCTTCGTCAGAGTGGTGTAGGCAGCCGCAGCCTTCTTCCTCTCTGAAGCGGACGCCTTGGAATTCTTCGAGAGATCCTTGAGCATCTTCTTCAAATCGTCGAACGCCTTGTAGACCTGAGTCTTGTTGCCGTCCAGACCCTTGACGAAACCGTCATTGACGAACTTACCGATCTTCTCGAACTCCTTGGAGGGCGAGTTGATCCCGAGAACACTCTTAGCTGAACTAAGAGCGGCGCTGGCGACTCGGCCTGCTGCTGCGGTGACCGATGAAATACCGCTGGAAATACCGCTGATCATACCCTCGATGATCGCCGAGGCCAGGTTTCGCCCAGCAGCATTCATTGCCGCGGTGTTGCTTCGGATGGCGTTGGCTACACCATTTACGAAGCTGATGATCAACTTCACGCCAGCATCAATCACCCGGGGGAGATTCTTGGCGATGCCATTGATGAAGTTCACTACGACATCGGTAGCCGCCGTGACCATCTTGTTGATGTTCTTGGCAATACCGTTGAGGATACCGGTGATCAGCCGCATACCGGCGTCAACCATCTTGGGGACGTACTCAGCCAGCTTCTGGAGAAGCATCGTGAGCATACGCAGAACCGCATCTACGATCTTGGGTGTGACTCTCACGATTGCCTTGATCAGGCTTTCGAGAACGACCACGACCGCTTCTGCAATTTTCGGCGCTGCCTTGATGATGACTTGCATTACGCCGATCAACAGCTTGCCCACGAGCTCGACAATCATCGGAAGTGCCCCGAGAAGAGCCGCGATGATCGCTACCATTGCCGCTGCTGCTGCAACGCCTGATGCAGCCAAAGCAGTAATGCCTGCACCGAGCAAAGCAATACCAGCACCAAACGCCAGTACGCCAACACCAGCGAGAAGCATTCCTGCTCCGAGAAGAACAAGAGCCGCTGCGAGGCCGATCAGAGTTGGTATGACCGGTGTTAGGAGTAGACCAGCCACACCCAATATCAGGAACACTCCCGCCAATGCGGCGAGACTCTTGAGGATACCTTCCCAGGACATGTTCCCGAGCGCCACCATGACAGGAGCAAGAAGTGAAAGCGCTCCAGCCACAATGATCAGAGCAGCAGCACCAGGGAGAGCACCGGTCATCAGATATAGAGCACCGACAATAATGCCGAGTGAACCAGCCAGAACGACCAGGCTCTTAGCTATCTGCTCCCATGTCATACCACTCGTTGTGATCATGGAATTGGCCAAGACCACCAGAGCCCCTGAAACAATAGCGAGTGCTACTGCGCCAGGTAGAGCCCCCTGCATGAGATATAGGGAACCCGCTATAATACCGAGTGCCCCTGCAAGGGTTACCAGACTCTTGGCGATGTCCTCCCATGACATACCAGCCATGCTCTTGAGAGCGTCTCCGATGATCCCCAATGAGCTAGCCACGATGAATATCGCAGCGGCACTCAGAAGAGAAGCGGGTGGGAGGAATTTCAACGAACTGGATATGAGTGCAAGACCGCCTGCCATGACAGTCAGGCCTCTCGCCATTTCGCTCCACGAGAGCTTAGCCAGTTCCTCAACTGCGTCGGCTAGAGTAGAAAGGGCCGCTGCCAGCATCGCAATGACGATACCGGAAATGAATCCCTTGACATTGATCGCCGTGGTGTTGGCAAACAGAGCCAACGCAGCGATCAGAGCGCCGACGCCGACAAGACCCTTAGCCATTTCTTCCCAGCTAAGAGCTGACAATGTGACCACTGACTCAGCCAGCTTCTTGATGGCGAAAGCCATGACCACCATACCGGCCGCTGAAAGAATGAACCCCTTCATTGGCGGCATGAATTTGGCGACCATTATAAGGCCGCCGAGAAGGACGGTAACGCCGGTCAATCCCTTGGCGACGCCGTTCCAGTCAAGTGCAGCCATCTTAGTCATCGCTGAAGCAAGGATGTTGACGGCTGTTGCCAGAAGTATCATCGAAACCGCGACGAAAGGCATCTTCGCGAAACCGGTGAAGCTGGCGAACTTCTCGAATATGAGCATAGACCCCATGAGTTGTGTGAACATGAGGTACATGGCAGCACTGGCGTCGAGAAGCTTCTCCTTGGGGATCTTGGCCAGTGTATTCATCGCTAGAGCCAGGATTCCGATAGCGATCGCAATCTGGAGAAGCGTTGCAGCACGAAGTGTGTTCTGCATTGCACCCAGAGCACCGGTGATGTTATCGAACGCGTCGGCAAGGCTTCCGAGAATGCCCCCGAGACCTCCACCGCCGATGAGATTACGGAACATCATGAAGATGCCCGCAAGCAAACCTACCCCGGTTCCGGCGAATATGTCTTCCAGCCCGAGGTTGCTCAGTGCGTCCGAAATCGAGAGACCCATGTCCTCGAAGAAATCGAGGGCTTTCGAACCCATCTCTACGAGATTTTCGAATACCCCGACGACTTTACCCCAGGCCTTCGCGGCGATTTCGCCGAAACGACCCATGGGTTCCATCTTCTCGGCTGCACCAGCCACAGCATCTGTTACAGCGGATCCATCCACATCCCCGAATATCCGAGCCAGTGCGTCTCCGAAGATCTGCAATGCCTTGATGGGGAGCTTCAGGATGGCTACGACGGCTTTGAACGTGTTCTTCAGACCGTCTGTTTCCACGATGGCGTCGCGGAGGTTGACCAGGAAATCACCGATCTTCGCAGTCAGCTCCAGAAAACCCCCGGAGCCTTCTGTTGCTACACCTACCAGTTCAAAGATAGCACTGGTTGCTTCTTTGACGATTTCCCAAACAATGCTGAATACAGCAAATACACCAGCAAAGGTCCGCTTCAGTCTGTCTGCTGTTTGGCTACCAATCTTTAGTCGTTCGGTGAAGTCCCGGAAGTTCTTGGTCATCTCGGCAAGCTGTTTGCCGGTGGTGGCGGGGAATATCTCCCGGAAGGCGTCTTTGATGGGCTTGATGAACGATGCGAGCGCTTTGAACGCATTGGTGAGACCATCGATCAGCGCGTCGCGTCCTCCGAACTTGTCCCACTCCTTAAGCATCTTGTTGCGGGCTTCTGAGGACTTCTTAAGCATACCGCCGATGCCGTCGCTAATCCCTGTGAACAGACCCTTGGCTTGCATAAAGTCGCCAAATACGATCTTCCACGTTTCTGCCCAGCCCGAAGTGAGACCTTCTTTGGTGGTATCTATGAGGCCAGACAGAGTTTTTACTTCGGTGGCGGCGTTGACTGCGGTCTTGGCCTGAGCTTGAATCGCCTTGATTTGGGCTTTGGTGAAACCCTGAGCTGCAAGTTCAGCGTCGGACAGATCTCCAGCGAACTGCTGGAGAGTTGCGGTGAGAACGTCGGAAGTCAGCCAAGTACTCCCCTTGTCCGAAGATATAGAGTCTCGGAAGGACAACCCGTTGACCTTGAGATTCTTCATCTTGCCGGTCAACTTGACGGCGCCCGAGTCAAGCTTCCCCATAGCCACGGCTGTCTGGGCTAGTGCTCGCTGGAAGACGGTGCCGCCCATACCGGCAGTGCGAACCGATTCCCAGTCTTCTAGAGTGACCTTACCCGAAGATATGGCCTGTGAAAGCTGGGTCATAGCCGCAGCAGCCATCTGGGAGTTGGTTCCTGACATTGCAGCCAGGTTCGCAATACCCTTGATGGCAGTCGCAGAAGTTTCCAGATCAACACCAGCAGCAGTGAACAGACCAATATTCCGAGTCATCTCGGAGAAATTATAGATGGTCTGGTCAGAGTAGTGGTTCAAATCATCAAGGACACGTGTTACGTCCTTTAGATTTGTCCCAGCGGCCTTGGTGTTGGACAGAATCGTCTGAATCGAGTTCATGTTTGTCTCGTACTCTCGGAAACCCTCCATGACGGGTCCGAAAGTGAAAGACTTGACGAACTGACCTCCGGCGGTGACAGCCTGAGCACCGATGTTGTGTAGTGCTCCAGTTGCTACCTGCTGCAAAGCCGAGAAACGAGTGGCAATGCTGTTTACGCCGTTCTCAAGGTTCTTGAGTGATCCTGCCTGTTTGTCAGCACTGGGCTTGATTTTGTTGATGCTAGCAACAATTCGATCACCGAATCCACCCACACTCTGGGTGAAGCCGCTCACCGAGGTTTTTGCCTTTTCGAATCCGGACGAGACAGACGTCGCAACCTGCTGGACACCGGTCGAGATCTTACCGAGGGAGGCTGTCGAAGACGTGGAGCTGTCGACGACTGACTTAGTGAACTTTCCCATGGAGTCACGGTTTTGCAGTACGTTCCGGTCAAACTGCTGACTCGTGGCTGCGATCTTCGTTGCGGCGTTGGTTATGCCCTTACTGGCGTCCTGAAGCTGCAAACTCTTCTGGAGCCTCTCGAGGGAGGCGATTGTTTGCTGAACACCGCGTTCGAACGCAGCATTCTGGAACTGCATTTGAACAACGCGCTCATCCACCGTGCTCATGCGGAAGTCACCACCCTCCATACCTGATCTGCAATGTTGTCAAAGACGGGTTTCATGGTCGGATTGATGTAATCCCGACCTTGTACATAGCCGCCAGTCCCTGTTCCGTACCCGTACTGAAGCATGATTGCTACGGGGAAACCGTTCTCGACGTCATTGTTGGTCCAGATGATCTTTACGGAACTCCCGGAACGTTCGATCTTGTAGTTCCAGGAGTCCGCCGCCAGTCCAGAGTCCTTCGGTACCGCCGAAGCCAAAGCGTTTACTCCCATTTTGGCTGCCGCGTCTAGCGACTTATAGATGTCGCCACTCCGCATCTTCCGAAGGGAGTCTTCCGTTCGCCGACCGGAACGTTTGTTTACGAACGAAATCACGCTTGCTCCTTTGGCTACTCCAGACCGGTCATCTTCCGACCTACAGAGATGAGGCTCGGGTTGTTGACACGGATGTTTTCCACGCCCTCGAAGTACATGCGAAGAGCGTAGGCTTCATCGACGCTGTAGCCGAACTGTTCGATCAAAGGATCGACACCGTCGACGACGGGCTGGTTCGAGAGCCACGAAGCGATAGACTCGTGCTTGTCCAGTGCTCTGCGCAGGTCGAGTACGGCCTGAGCAGCCGTCATGTCTAGGCTCTGCTTGCTGACTTCGAGCCCGAGGCCCATATGTGTTCTCCTTTTAAGCAGCGGATTCGTAGGTGAGGACACCACGGATGCAGTCGTTGGTAGCCCAGGCCCAGGGTTGGGTTCCACTGGAGTCAACGATGATACCCTTGGCTCCGGAAAATCCAACGGACATACACAGTTCGAAAGTGGTAGTACTTCCCAGTCTGGCCCGAGCGAACACAGCGTCAGAAGCACTTTCGTCCCAGAGCTCCAGGAAACCGAGCGTACCGGAACTACTGGATGCCGGAACAGGAAGTCCGAGCCGCCAGTTATCACTACCACCACCGCCGCCGAAGTTCGTGGTGCTTCCGAACGCGATGTCGAACATTACAGTGACAAAGCGTCCATGCTTTATCCACTTACTGGCTTGGACCGCATTTCCATACGAAGGCGTATTCAAACCCGTGGAGGTGGTCCAGGCAGGCGTGTATGTGAACCAGGAACCGGTGTCAGGAATCTGCTTGGCCCAAGCAGACCAGCCATTGGCAGCATTCGCGGTTCGCGTCCACACAGCAGGTGCAGTGGTGGAATTGTGTCCGTGAGAAACGTACGTTTGCTTGGCGAAGGTGGTGCCGTCCACGTAGGTTACAAGCTCACCTGCGGTCCCTGCGAAGTCCCATCCCGTGCCGTTAGCCGTGGAGAAATACATCCTCGACCAACCAGACGGATATGACGTGAATGCCGAGGTCTGGACGAGCGTACCAGGCGTCAGCGTGTACATCAGTTGGGCCTGAGACCATGCAGTCCAACCGGTACTGTCAGCGATCCCGTACCTGACCCACATCCGAGATATGGATGACGTTGTGCTGGCGTTGGCATAGAACGTCTGCTGAGTACGGCTGCTTTCAGATTTCGTAGTGACGACCGAACCGAAACCCGAGTTATGTGACCAGCCCGAACCCGTCCCCACCGTCATCAGAGAGATGCCGACAGGATATGCGGTGGGAGGAGCTGTTTCGGTGTTGGCGTTGACTGCGAGAGTCTGAAGCTTGGTCAGTTCGAGAGCGTCGAGTCGACTGTCAACCCCAGCCAGACCAGCAGGAGTCACCGCTCGAGTGGCGTCGGTGAAAGCGTTGGTCTCGGCAAGCGTGGCGAGTTCGACGAGACCTTTCTGTGTATCACTCGAGAACGGACCGGCGACTTCATTCGTGTCCAGCCACACAGAACCGTCCGGTACGGCTCCGGGATCGGTGTCTCCGACGTAGGTGAAAGCGTCGACCTTCGCGTACGTTATCCCGGTGTCAAGCTGCATGCCGGATACAGCACCGACATCGATCGGAGTACCGTCTTGTCGGGTGAGGATGAGGTGGCCCGCCTCGTTGACCTCACCGGACGTGATCGATGCGGCTTCGATCTCGAGCGTTCGCTCGGCGTCTACTACAACTACCGTAGCCACATGGCCACCTTTCTCTGTCGAATATCAGACCATCGGATCCCAGACACCGCCGATACGGGGTTTGGGCGCTGCTGGAACCCAGGCTCCTCCGATTCGAACCTTAGGAGTTGCCGCGACCCATTGGTTTTGCCATCGAACCCTACGAGTCACGAAGGTCGTCGATTCTTCAGCCCAATACGACGCGTCTTCGAACTTTGCAACCAGGTCTGGGGTGGTGCTGTTCCAGACACCAGCCATGAACAGCATACCGACAGACGTCTTGTTGAAGGTCCCGCCGATCGTACACCGGGCCATCTCGTTCCAGATTTGGCCGTCGGTGGAGTTGTACATCTTGACGACGTTGTCTGAACCCATTTTCCCGATACCCCACCAGGTACCAGGAACCCAGTCCCAGCCGACACCTACTGTTGTATCGGTGATGACTTCGTTGCTAGTCGTAGCGAGACCGTCAGGGGAAATGGTGATGTAGGCACCGTTCGGGGCCCCGAGAGCCGATACCGCATTCCCTGAAGTATCATGGGCTCCAATATAGAACTCACAGCCTTCGGTTCTCGTTCCGGATACCGAAAGCTTAGCAGCGAGAATACCCTTCGAAAGATCGAAGAGGATATCGCCTTCGACCCTGGGGTAATCCGGAACACAAGCAAGGTTCAGAGTCCCACCAGATTCGGTGGTTCCGGGTCCCTGTGTTTCAGTCCACTTGGCCGGATCGAGTACCGCGTCATTGAAGTTATCAATGAGCGTTTGGGTGTACGCCACAGGTCTCCTTTCTCACCCGTCGCTGATGGTGTAGGTGTGTTCGTCCACCGGAATAACGGTGGGCCAGTCGAATTGCAGATAGTCTTCACCGAGAGCCTGAATGGCTTCGTCGGGACCGGAAATCGTGTACGTGTGGTCACCATTGTCAGTGACGACGAAGACGAAGAACGCGTCGTACAGCTCTTCGAGTTCGGCGAAGCTAGGAAGCCTTGCCGTGTTCTCGTTGTTTCCGTACAACACTTCTTCGATACTCTCCAGGACCTGAATATCGGTAGTCCTGGAGTCGATCTCAATGTGCGACGTCCGCTTGTAGCCCGGAATCACAGGCGGTTTCGTCGTGATTGACCAACTGAGTTCGAGCGGCTCGGGTGAATCTCCGATGGTGCCATACGACCTCTGAGAAGGCTCAGCCATGGCGTTGTAGACCAAATGGATCTTGTAGCCGAGATCGTTGTTAAGATCACTGCCCACCATAGTTCGGTAGGAGAATCCGAAAGTCTTTCGTCTCTGTTGAGTGATCCTCAGACCGGGACGGATCTGACTTGAGCCATCACACAGAGCAAACAGATC